CACCTATAACTGTACCGACCCTATTGACATAAGAGTGGTTTTGTACATCGGTGTTAAGTATAAGCTCTTTTTCGCCTATAGACTTTTTACTGGTTGTTCTGGATCCTTTCGGTGTTAAAACAAAATCAAATACAGATCTCATTAGTATTCTAGATTGTACTCAACGGCTATACCCATATTCTTGTTAAAGTCTTTCCAAGGTATAGTTTCGTTGTTCTTTTTAATGTAAATACTAAACCTATCGTTTTCCTCAACGATGCTTTCGATCGTATGCCCTCCGTAGACCTCTTGACCTACGGAGTAATGCATAGCTTCGTTTTTATAATCTCTACCAATGCTGATCTTACGAATCAGCTTGCTCATTTTCTTTAAATTCTCCAGTTGATAAATTTATGGAAACAGATCCATACTTTTCTTCTAAAGCAACCTGTTGTACCTTTAATTCCTGCTGCGCAGTTTGTATAGCTGTTAAAACCTGCAACTTGTGTAACTCAACATCTGCTAAAGTTAGTTTAGCTTGATTAAGTTTGTTTACACCTTCTTGAACTAGTTCTAGTTCTTCTTTAGTAATTTTCTTAGATTTTGCCATCTTAATTAAATTTTATTTATATAAAAGTAAAAAAATCTTACGATATATACTTCGTTACTGAAGTAGGATTAGTTTTTTCAGTAATCATCGCGTCTACAGAAGCCTTTAGTTCTTTTACTTTATCAGCGCCTAATGATGCTTCAACCCAAGCGGTAACAGAGTCATTAGTGAGTTTGTCAAAGGCTACAAAGCTTTTGATATCAGAAGTGTCAAGACTGCAAGTTCCTATTGTGCTGTCTTCAACGCCATTGCTATCAGCTCCTTTAAGACGCCAGTGTACTCTGTATACTACGTCTGCGTTATCTCCAAGTGTGGGGTATGTATCTACTGTTCTACAATCCCAAGAATAAGTGTTTGCCATTTTTTATTTTTTTTATAGTTAATGCAAAATTAATTAAAATACTAGAACGAAACTACCGTCTGAGAGTTTGCATTCGCAAAGTCATAGTTTCCGCTATCGTCAGCATCGTTTACGGAAGGTGCGCTCGTTGATGTATCTCCAAATATCAAGTCAGAAGTATAACCAGCATTTGCTGCTGATATAGGCTTCCCAGAGTTATACATCGCGGTAATATTTGAGCTAGATGATAAAGCATCCCACATATGCATATACATATAATCCGCGATACGGCTACCTCCGGTGTTGTGGTCATTACCACAGAAGGTTAATTCATCAAGTGTCATAGTAGACCTTGTTCCATTATTGCTTGCAGCCGAAGTTGTTAATTCTGTTCCGTTCCAATACAAGTCAAATGCCGCATCAGCTGTAGACCCAGAAGCATCATAGTTTAAAAATAAATGAACGAAGTTATCGCTATTTACATTTCCTCTATTAGAACCTGCCCACTTGTTGCTAGAGCTTGTTCCAGTGCCACACGCTGAATTGTTATCGTGAAGCGCCCATTGTCTATCAAAGTTTGTAGAACCGCTTCTATATCTAGCTATAAATCTGTTTAGACCATAGTCGTATTGTAAGAAGAATCTATTTGCAGTAGATGTAGTACCAGATGGAGTTAAGTCAAAAACTATTAAGTTCAAGTCTGTTGTTGCCCATTGTGGTCTAATCCATAATGAAATACTAAAGTCTTCGGATGTAGATTGAAGCGGCTTGTCTGTCGCTGAATCCCATTTAAGATCCGTATTTAAATCCCAAAAGTAAAAAGCAAAATCATGGTCATATCCGCGCCACTCACTTATAGCGTGCGGTACTTGGTCATTAGGAAAGCTTGGGCTTGAAGTATTAATTGGCTCAACAACACCTTCAGCTGCATTTAAAATGCTTAATTGAAAATTTGATGCTTGATTTAACTCCGTTGATATATCAGAGAAGCTTATCTGTCCGCTACTTGGTAATGCCATTACAATCTATTTTCTAAATTAATAATGCGCTCCTCTAGCTGAGATATAATATCTTGCTGCTCTTTTACAGCTTCTACTAACAAAGCGGTAATGTTGCCGTATGCTACTGAGTGTATACCGTCTTCGTTCTCGTTAACTACTTCTGGTAATACTTCTTTGAGTTGCTGAGCAATAAAACCAATCTTCTGCTTCTTGTCTTCATCATTTTTCTTGACGAATGAAACACCTTGAATTGCTTGTACTTTTTCAAGAGAACCTTTTAGCGGCTTAATATCTTCTTTTAGTCTTTCATCAGAGAAAGCGGTAATATCTCCAGTAGCTGTGATTGCGCCAGTTACAGTGATACCCGCAGAGGTTGTTTCAAGCCTTTCACTACCATTGTGATATAATTTAACCGCACCACCATTAATACAATGAATAAAATTTGTGGTATCATTATTATCGCGAAGCAAAATGTCATCTTCCGCTAATATTTTTATATCATCGGTATCGTTTTTTATAATTAAATCACCAGTGCCATCGTTGTCAATAAAACTATTAGAACCATCGTGATAGATTTTCAAATCGTTCCCCGCACCCAAGTTTATAGTATCACTATCGCCTAAACTCAAATTAGCATCAACGGTTACATTTCCGTTAAAGTACGCAGTACCTTGGTTGTAGAAATTAAAAGAAGCATGAGCGTGAGCGATACCAACCGCAAAGCTACCCGACACATTACCATCCCCGTTAACGCTTAGTTCCTCCGCAGGGCTAGTGGTATTAATACCAACGTAACCATTTGACGCAATAGTAACTTCGTCAGTACCGTTTACGCGGAAACGCATTTCGTTATTGTTGTGGTCGTATCTTAAATATCCTGCATTTGCAGAACTAGGGTCACCAAATGCTAGGTATTGAAAAGATGTGGCAGGGCCAAATAGCTGAATACCTACATTACCGTTGTTTTCTATAATTAAGTCATCATGGCTAACGTTTGCGGTAGTGGAGCCAGCATCACCATTGTAAACGTGAAGTCTTGCCTCTGGACTAGTAGTTCCTATACCCGTTTCACCAGACGGTAATATTGTTAATTTAGAATCCCCTAAATCTGCACTTGAAGAACCCGATGAAGTATTAAGTATATGAACATTACCTCTTGCATCGCCATGACCAGCATCATCTCTTTCAAATACAATTGCAGAGTGTCTAAAGTTAGAGTTCCCCGTTTCTGAATAACCAAAATGCAATCCCGCAAATTCTCCTGCTGATATACCACCCGCAAAACTTGCG